TTGCCCACAAAATAATGCCGGTCCAAAACCCGGTGCACATAGGGCAGGATAGAAGTTTCCCCATCCACCCTTGAGTGGGGCGGATTCTATCAAATATGCTTCCGTAAATAATAATTTGAGTCATGCCAATACAAGCAATCGTAAAGGTAAGCATTACTTCTCCGTCATTTCCCTCAAGATAGAGTACATGTACTGGTATCCATAAGGTCTGACCTGGTGGTCAAGGGAACCCTTCTTATCAGCATGGGGAATTTCACCAAGTTCCGTGCTGTCGCCATCATCAGGGTCCAAAAAGAAATCTTGCAATTTATCTTTATACATCTCTCTCGATTTCATATTTGGTTCCTCTTCCTGCAGGAAGTTGAAAATCTCCAACAACGTTATCTGAAAAGCAGAAACACTATCCTCACTCGAAGCAAGTATCTCCGCTTCCAAAGAAGAATGAACTGCGCCGGAGCGAATTGTTCCCCTGTCCAAAACTCCGATGCGTGCCAGTGACTCAAGCAAGTCCTTTTGAATATGATAACATTCTTCAGTTATGGTATTCTTTGGGAACGTAGAAAGTCTTGACTTTTCTTTAGACACTACAATATCAATAAGGTCGTGGTCAAAGATTAAAAAATCGCCATTAACCGCCTTTCTTGCTTCGCGAAAAACAACCTCTTTTGTGACTGGTTCCTTGTCCTTCTCACCTCGAATAATATTGATTTTAAGCATCTTCCAACTCCCTAACCAGTTCTTGGACTTTGAGTACTTCTTCAACCATTGTATCATTAATTTCTTGATTTTTGTAAGATTCTAACCGTTGTAAAATCTGGTCGTACTTTTCTCTCATCTCTTCCTGTTGAAAGTTTTCGTTACCCGAGAAAGAATACATCTTATCTTTTAGGAGACCAACCTGTTCATTCATGTAAACCTTTAGTCCAAGAGAATTATCCGAGAACGATGCAATATAGTTTGTCAGTAGTTCCTTTTGATTCTCTGGCAGAGAGGCATACTTTTTGTTGAACCCTTCTACAAAAGTCTTATAGGTGATATTGTCTATGTGTACCTTATCTTCCTCCTTTTTAGAAGTAAGAGAATCAACCATCTTTTGCTCTAGTAACATCTTTTCTTTAATTGAAGTCTTGTTATTGAAGATTCCATAGACGGTTGCAAGGTTCTTGTAATTAGGGACAAAGTTATTAAACACGCTCGTGCTCAGGGTGTAGTTGACTTCCTTAATCAACTTGTTCTGAGACCTAAAAACTTCTTGACTATCTAGCGATGAATACCTCTGCTTCGCTTCCTGCAGCATCTTACTTGCTTCTTCATGAGATAGGTCCTCAGTTTCAAGGACTTCTTTGTACACCTTCAATTCCTCACTAAGGACAGACCCCCTGGAAAAGTGCTCTTTGATTATTCTTTTAACAAGCGACTGTCTAGCGGTGTTTTTCTTTACCACTGCCTTAATGTACTCTCTGGTGAGCGCCTCAAACAAAAACGCTGTATTTCTTTTTTTATTGTGCTTCAGTCTCATTTTTAGGTTTCCTATTGTGCAATTCACTGATTAGGTCAGCAACCTCTTTATTTAGAGAAAAGATGTTTTCTTCCTCACTAATGTAAGTAGTGTCGTTAGACTCGGAAAGTCGTTGCTTATCCTCCTCTACAACTCCTCTGGACAATGACTTTAACTTCTTATAACCTGGAACTGTTCTGTAAGACTGGGTTCTACCGCCATGGTCTCTCTTGTCTCTTTCCCCAGTCATCTGTTTAGTGATGTGAATCTTGCCCTTTGATTTATCAATCGGTGCATCTTCACGAGAACCCGGTGCTGCTAGTAGAGGACTCTCGTCGCCGCCAGGAATCTCTTCGTCCCCTGCGGAAAGCACTTCTTCTCCGCCCGTGAGGTCTAAACCAGAACCACCACCTTCGCCCCCAAGTTCATCTGCGCCGAGTAAGTCTTCTTCACCCTCCGTGCTTGCGCCAGAAGCTTCTGCCTGCGCTTGTTCAGATACTGCCTCTAGTCTTGCGTCGAACTGTCTATCGTAGTACATCTGTCTTTGGTTCTTAACAAACTCTTCTTCAGTCATATTAAACAATCTAGAAGCAATCCACTGACGACTAAAGTACCCTTCCGTTGCAGCGGTTGCAACATCAAACTTAGTCTTCCAGTGCTCTAGTTCCTGTAGTTCTGCAATCTTTGATGGACTGTTTAACCTCAACTTAAAGTTAATAAGGTCTTCACCACGATAACCCAAAGTATAGAGATGCACAATACCAATTTTCTCCATCTCTGTCACCACAGACCTCTGGAGTCTTTGCACGGTTCTAGCAAATCTTATATCTTTCTGTGCAAGAGTGGTTGCATCTTCGCCACCACCTGCTTCGGCATTCGTACTCGTTAAGTAAGAACCTGGAATCTTCAGTGCAGAAAACAACTTATCTCTCAGATACTTAACATCGTCAATATCTCCAGTGTAAGTTCCGCCAGGAAGACTCTCTACCTTTGATGAAGAACCGGCACGAGTAGGGATAAAGTAATCCTCATCCACAGACATTGGGTTATATCTCAAGTCAACTCGACCCGAAGAAGGGTCAACCACCTGATTTCTCTTCATTGAAGTCATAACTTTTTGCATATATTGTTCAATGTCTTGGGGTGGAATATTACCTACATCAATATAGAAAACTCTTCTCTCTGGAGAGCGAACAATGCGATATGCCATCATAGCGTCTTCAATAAGAGTTAACTGTCGCCAGATACGACGTGCGGGTTCAAGAACCGAAGTTCCGTATGGGGTATACTTGTCGTTCCCCAAAATACGAAAGTGACCAATCTGCCAGTTCTCAAAAGTGAGTCCAGCAGAGTTCCACTGGAATTGACAATAGTTAGGATTCGTCTTGTCCTCACCTTCAAGTCTTTCGACTTCTTGACCAGGCAGACCAATAACACTCTTAATCCCCAAAACCTCATCAATGTCCAAGTATAAAAAGAAGTCACCATACTTACACATCGTGCGACACCAACCAAAAATATTGTATTCAATATTCATAATGTTAAAATACAGCGCCGACAAGATACCTTTAATTTCTTCGTTGTTGCAGTCAATTGTCATAAGAGGATTCATTGCACTGTGGTTTGTCATCTCATCTGCATAAATATCAAGAGCAGACGCAATCTCTGGTGTGTACTCCATTTGGTCAAAGTCTACATACCTTTCCAGTCTGTTCTGACTACTTTGAGCATTACCGTACAGACCCGCAAACGGATTATAATCCATTCTTTTAAATTGCTTTCCACTAGCAGACACAAACTTGTTCGCATACATGTCGAGTTGTCTTCTTCTCAACCTTCTTGCAGTTTGGGTCCTATAATTGACAATTGGTCCCGATAACAGTCTTGTTAGTTTCTTGAACAAATTGCTTTGTGCATTTTTTGGATTTACTTTTCTTCCGCCTGCCATTTTATTTATCCTTTAAACAACCAAGGAAATTGCTCATAAGTTTGAGACTGCTGCTTCCTCTTTTCAAAGACGCTATCACCCTCATACCCATGCATTCCTTTTATTGTAGTATTCATTTTAGTTTTTGCTGCCACCATTGTAGCAAGAAATGCTTTATTATATTCTATACTTCTCTTATTCTCAATCAAAGCAGTATCCCTTACCCAACAACCAATTGCACACGCCATAATCAAGTCATCATTATATGACCGCATTGCTTCAGGTCTCCCGTTGTTCCATACAAACGTTTTCATCTCACTATAGAGACGGGGAGAATTTATCGTAATTAGTTCATTTCTTACAAATTCTTCCAACTTTGCCACAATCAATGGTCTCGTCTTCTGACTTGTAGTAAACCCTGCCACAGCATTTGATGCTGCTTCAGCAGTAACCTGGTCCACATACTCGTGCGACGATTTGATTGAGTGGTAGATATTAGGATACTGCATTTCTTTTAGTTTGTCAAGTACTGCAAAACCAACAGTGTTATTTTCTACAACTATCATGCAATCACCATATTCTCTTCCAGCGTCAAACAAAATCTGAGAGAACAAATCTGGAGTCTGTCTTCCTTGGTATTCTGCCACAATCTCCATCGTAAGGGTGTCAAATATATGAAATACTGAAAAGTCTTTCCCGTCTCCTCTAGCAACATCTGCGCTGAGAAGATAAGGAACACCTGCTTCTGCTTCCTTCCATATCCAATAGTTTCTATCAAATCCTGTTTTATATTTTGGTTCAGCGACGTGTTGTCTAATCGCTTCCATTCTATCTGGGTGGAATACTGTTTCACCAGACATGTTGAAGTTGCACTCCAACTCTTGAGCGATTTGGCGACGAGACATATTTTTGGTTTCTTTCTCAAACCATTCCTGACCTCTGTCTGGATGTACATCCCACGGAAGGTTCATTGGGAAAAAATCGTTAGAACCATTCTCTGCATCAACATAAGTTTTGTGAAACCAGTTGCCAACACCGTTTGGAGTTGAGAGGGCGATACAACGACCACCAGTAGATAGTGTTGGATAAAGACCAGTCCAAAGCTCTTCAAGACCTTCAACGTGGGCTGCTTCGTCAATAACCAAAAGAGTTAAAGCTTCTGAACGACCAGCATCGCCGGAAGTTGAAGAGGCTTTAATCTGAGAACCATTAGCTAGTTCAAATGAGTTTTTATTGTCTGTAGTGATTTTAGAAATCTTCATCCAA